AAAGCCGCCGATCATAGAATCCCACCGCGCCGGGGTAAGTCCCAGCGGATAAAAACGGTGCCGCCGCTGACGAGACTTTCCTGACGATACCCCCGCCCGTGTACGCCGCATAGCCAGACGAATCTAAGCCAACAAGCTGAAACGTGTTTGCACCCGTGTTGACAGCGGCAATGGTAAATTCCCGCTCGTTAATTTCGGTCATGCCCGTGGCACTGTTAATAAAAACCGTGTCACCATTAACAAAAGAATCGCTCCCGGTGTAGGTCAACACAGCCGGGTTAGCCAATGTCACCGCGCTAATAACCTGTGCGTTTTGCCGTGTTTTCCGTATGGGGGAATGATCGGCGAACGTCCAGCTTGTGGGGCTGGTGTACGTTAGCTTTTTTGGCGGGTATGAAGGGTGGGCGATGTAAAGTACGTTTTTTTCTTGGGCAAACTTTAACGCCTCAAGGTCTGCGGTTGCATAAGTAGTGACGATCTCCATCACCTTCTCAATAGTGCCCCCAGACGTATAGGCCGGGAATGCCGTTGAGTTTACTCCTGCAAGCTCAAACGTGTTTGCACCGACGTTGACGTTGGCAACGATATACTCATTGTCGTTTAGGTTGGTCATGCCGGAAATATTGCCCAGCAATACACTGTCGCCATTGGCAAAGGTGTCTGCGCCGCTGTAGGTGACAACGGCGGGGTTAGCTTGCGTAATCCCGGTAATATTCTGCGCCGCAAAGCGTACCTGACCGTTGTTTCGGTAGAACCGGATAGCGTTTTGCGTAAACTCCAGCGTGAAACTTGCACTGTCAATAAACCTGAATTTATACAGCCACGCGGGCTGATTGTTCTTTGTCTGGGCTGCGTAGTAAAACCCAGGTCTGAAGAACACACCCCCAGCGGCTTCGACAATGAAGTTTCTTACCCGCCGCGCCCCTTTGTAGGTTATTTGGAGATCGTGCCTAGCGTAGAATTTAGGCGCGATTTCTCCAGCGGAAAAATCCGGTTGTGACGTGTTGACGCTAACCATTAAAATAGTGCCGGGTAGTATCGCGCACGCCTAGAGAACGTCGTGCGTTGCGGTTAACACTAACTCGCCTGACTTCTGGCGGGTGCTCTTGGCCGTCAATGCCCGTCGCGTTCTTGATCAAGGTTTTGCGGATAGCACTAAGCCGCTCAATGTTGGAATTGTTCTGCGTGATCGAGTACGCAAGAGACAGGGCAATTTCTACTGCAAGAAGCTGAATAAAAATATTATCAAAAGCCAAAACATTTTCTACATCAGAAATGTAAATTATCCGGCACACGGTAGCATCGGAATAACGCAGCATAATGCTTTTGTTTTCAAAGAAATAATCTGAAGCCGCGTAGATCATATCGTCTTCGTTTACCACCCGCAGCAGCCTGATAAAATCAGCGGTGACGGGAAAGGCGGCGGCGGCACCAAACAGAGGGATTGTTGAACTTGCGCTCAATTCTGCTCTTTTTATGGCAAAATTCCACGGGTGCATTCTAAGCAACATCCGGCGGTTAACGTCATACCACCGAGCGCATTTTTCCTCGGTGCTTGTCTGAGGTGAAGATATATCCGAAACAAAACCGCCTTGGAGTAAATCCAAGGCCATGTTGCAGATGTCTGTTGATGATGTGACCGCCATTAAACCCCCTTTGCGGCCAGCAGGAAGTTATCCCCTACTGGCCGGGCGCGAAGTTTAGTTAAAAACAAAAATACCTCTGACGCGGATGGTTCCGGCAGCGGTTCCTACCGTGGTAGCGGTAAGAGCGATGTCGTAAGAATCATCAGGGTTAGTAGCCCCAGAAAGAGAAGCCAGCGTACGGACTTCGCCCAACGTCAAAGCCCCAAGCCCGACGTTGTTAGCCGTATCAATTGTTCTTGCTGTAGCCATTGAAACTGCCGAAGCCAAAGCCGCAGCGCTTACTACTGCGCCAAGGTTAGCACGATACAGGCCTAAACTATAGGAAGTGCCCCCCGTGATTGCAGTATTATGCACTTCAATACTGACCGGGACGGCGTTAGAGGGTACAGAAGCAAAAACGCGGAAAATACTTCCGTCATCGTCTGCGGCTGCCACACTAACGGTTGAGACAAGAATGAACGGCTCCGAACCAGAGCCTACTTTGTAGGCTTCGGTTTTTTTGTTCAAAACAAGGTTAGCATCTGTGTATTTATTTTCTACGGGCATGGTAATAACTCCTGTGAATAATGTTAAACGGTTGCACTAAAGACGGTGACGGCAGTGCCAGAACCAACAGCGTTAATCTTAACTCTGAACAAGCCAGCAGCCACGTCTTCAATCTCAACGTAGGAACCGCGTAAACCACCTTGAGTGGTGGCGTTAAAAGTAATGGTGTCTGATGTTGCGGTTGTTGGAAACGCACCATGAGATGTAGCTGCAACTACAGCCAAGCCCTGCATTACGTCTGTTGAGTTGGCAACACGGATGATAATAGAGCCAGAGGTTTGACTAACAGATGAGAAAAAGCAGTAATTGTTGCCCGTCCCAGTAGCCGCCGGGAGAACATAAGTGCCCCCGGTAGCAATATTGAGAAGAATCAACCGTCCTGCATGTTGCACGGCATTGAGAGTAAGAGCCGCACCAGCAAGAATGGTTGGCCTGTTCTCAAGGGCTGTAAGCCTTTTGTAAATGTTAAGAGACATGGTTCATCCCTCCATTAAGCCGTAGTCGTTACACGTTGGACTTTTTTGCCCTCGGTGCGAACCGCGCCAATTTCCAATGTAACAATAACTTGGTATGTTTCATGTACATCAGTTCGTTTTTCAATTTCAACGGTCATTTCTTGCGAGATACCCAGCGCAATCCCGTCCTGCGCCATAGCAATCAATTGCCGTTGGCTTGAGGCTACAGGGATAATTGGAAGCGTTGCGTTCGCAGCAAAAACAACAATATCCATGCCAAGGGCTTGGGTAATGCGGCCTTTTTCAACAACAAAGTTTCTGGAAAAATCACCAGAGGTAAGCTCATTCTCCCGCATCAAGCGGGTGTGCTCAATCCCGGTCATGCCGATGGCAATTCGCTCATTGTCTTCAATGTCGTTGTCAATGAAGTTTTGCTTGATTTCCAACAGTTTCTCATAGGTTAACCCGGCAGTTGCGTCTACAGTGATGCCGCCGTCGTTGGCGTATGTAACCGTGGTTGCAAAATCTCGGCCTGTTGCAATGTCCGCAAAAGCCGACTGCTGAATAATTCGGTCATATTGACGAAGAGCAGCGTTAGCAACTGCATTAGCGTAGTTGTTTCTAGGATCAACAAGCATCCCGCGAACATCAGACTTATCAATAGGAAGAACGCACGTAAAGCGTTTCCGGTTAAGCCTACGGCGGGTGTGTTCAATATCATCAAACACCACTTTAGGAGAACGCCCTTGCAGTTCCCGCATCTCGACGGTACCAAGGCCATCATAGGCCAAGAGGTCGCCCGTCATCATAAGTGGTTTAATGTATGGGCGATACCGTGCGCTTTTTTGCTGCGCGGCCACATGCACCATCTCGCTAAATTGCGTTACTAATGCTGGATCAATAGTCGTCATTGGAATGCCTCATGATTGCTGGAATGGTTGAACGAAATATTTTCTATCGTCCCCGGTATCCAACAATATGGGCGGGTTATTAACCTCGTGGGCGCAAAGCGGTGTCCACTACAAAACGGCTTATAGTATAAAAGCCGTCAATTTGCAAGCCCTAGTTTTTTATCAAATTCTCTTAGCTTGTTAATTGTTTCTCTGTATTTTGGATTGAATGGGTCTCTTGCTTCTGGTGACATCCGCAAGGCAGCAGCCTCTTTGTGTAGGTCACCAATACTGATATTGTTAACACTTTTTGTTCCGTCTGGCAATTTTCCTTCTGCCCCATATTCTTTTCTAATTTTGTTTATCTCATCGTGCAGACTGTTGGCCATTGCAATAATGCCAACAAGCGCATCGGGGTTGTTGGCGGCCTTTTGTAGGCTTGCACGGACGCTTTCAGGAACGTGCTTAACAATCATATCTTCGGCAATGCCTTGCGCGACGGTGGCTTTGTCTCCAAACTGCGCTTTTAGTTGCTCGTCAAACTTTTGGTTCAGCGTCTGCTCATTGCGCTTGGCCGCATCAGTCTCTGATTTAATGTACGCCTTCCATAGTTGGTCGGCTTGCTTTTGAGGCAACCCAGCATCAAACATGAGCTGCTGTGCCAGTTTCTTGGCTTCGTCAAGGTTAGCGCCTTCCGGCAAACCTTCCACGTCGCTGAATGTGTATTTGTCGGCAGACTCTGGCCGGGCGATGTTATAATATTTATTCCATTCCTCATCGGGGGCATCAGAGGCGGGTAAGCCAACAGGCTTTTTCCCCAACAAGGATTGTGCGTTATCCAATGTTTTCCACAGGTCATCCGGTGTCTTGATTTTCTCAACCCAGCCTCGTGCCTTGTATTCTTCCGGCACAGTAAAGGACGGCGTTGGCGGTGTCTCTGTCGCAGGGGTTACGGGTTGCGCTGTGGTTTCTGTGGTCATGGTTTTGTCCTCTCGCTAGGATTAACTGGCTTCAGGCCAGTCTTCTTTTCAGCCCCTCGACGGTAGCCAAATTCTATATCAATCAAATGCTCATTGCGTATAAACCCGCGCAAGTACAGGTATGCCCGGCGCAAGACAGCGTTTGCGTAAGTCTGCTCGATAGAGTCATTGACGGCAATATCTTTGTTAAATCCTGAATATTCGCACAAACAAGCAAGCACAATCTGCCCGTCGGTGGTGGCGGCAACCCTGTTGATTGCCTCTCTGAATGATTCCTCGGTAACGATTATCATTGGCCTTTAACCCTTGCTTCTGCATTGGCGGCTTTTTCTGCAATCGTTGCCAGTTGCTCTCCAGCGGCTAAACCCTGTTGTTGCTGCATCTGCTGCTGTTTTGCGGCTTGTGATGCCTCAAATTCTTCTTCTGTTTTTAATACGTTGCTAATGCCTCTAATTTTGAAAAATTCTTCTTGGATTTTCTTTGTATTAATGCGCTCCATAAGTTCAGGATTAACCTGATAGTTGTTTGCCGCAATGGTCAAAGCTTCAATCATGGCCCGGTATTGGTCTGCGCTGTAAGCAAGGGCTGCCCGTGTCTTGTAGTTTATTTTGTATATATCCTTACCTTCAGCCAGCTTTTTGGCAATGCTGTCCGGTAAGTATTTTGGTGTTCCGCCTTCTATGAGAATTTTCTTTTCTTCTTCTGTTCCACGGCCAACACCAAGTTTTCCACTTCTAAAAAGCAAGGAAACGCCGCGCTCAATGGCTTGCTGAAATATTTGGATTTGCCTGTTAAAGATTGGAGACGCCGAAGCAAGTTTTGTTTGATCTCGTATCTGGGCTTCACCAAGGGTCATCTCTGTGGGGTTATTTAAATCAAGAAGGCGATCAATTAAAAAATGCTGTGAGATAGATTCCCGCAGTTGCTCTAAGCGTTTTTCTGCCCACGGGATATTAGGAGGGCTGCCAATGTCAAACACCGGGTTGCCCGTTATGTTGCCGCTTGAGTTAAAAACACTAACTGTACCTGCACTAAAATCTATGCTTCCACCACCAAAATCACCATCGCTCATGACCCCTTTGGGCATGTCTAGGATTTTCTCGGTGGCAACAATCAAGGCTTCGCGCAACGCATTTGCTTCCCTGATGTCCGGAAGTGCGTCCATTGCCGGGCTGCGTCCCATATCCTCATAGGAGAGCTTTGACCAACGCCCAATAGCGATTGGTAGCTCCCAGAACCCATCTTCTTTAAGCAAATGGCAATCTTTATAACTTAGATGACACCCATAGAACGGCATAGACTTCTGGCCTTTTTCGGCCTCTTTCTTGTCGCGCTTCTTGACGTGAAACAAAACAGGAAACATCTTATCGGTTTTGCCGTTTTTGTAAGCGTCCTGAATGAGTTTGCCGCAATTCTCTATCCCGTACTCACCGACAATCCGCTCAACGCTCCACTCAAAGAAAATATTAAAACCGATAACAACGCCGCCTTTGCCTGTTATAGGATAGGTTTCTTTAACGGAATATGGGCTGAAAAATAAATCCGACTTTTCCCCGTCCTCGGTGCCGACACCGCTAGTGCCGAAAACAATCTGATCGTACATATACGCATCAAGAGACGCGGCAAGATTGGCGCGTGGGTCATCAAAAGCCGCATGAACCTTTTTGTTTAGCTTAATAAAAAATGTTTTTTCTTCATCATTAATTTCATCATCATCACTAACGGGCGCAAGTTCAAAAACATTACCCGCAGAACCCGGCCACAACATTCCCAGCAATGCCGACGAGGATATTTTAGCCGCCGCCGCTCCAGTAGCATCAAAGATGCGATCAACAAGAAATTCACCGTTTGACGGCTGCCCGGTGAAGTTCTGACGGTTCATGGCAATGTACTCGCCAAGCACTTGATACATATTGTCAAAGTTAGAACGCCGTGATTTAGCAGCGTCAAATTCTTTCTTGAGTTTGGTATAATCCATTTAGGCAGTTACCCGCTTTAGGAATTTACGCCGCTGTTCGTCGTCTTCGGTGATCGCCGGGGTTACAGGGCGCACTTTCTGCGCTCCCGCTGCTGCTGCATTTTCAAGGTTAGCCTGATTTTGCGCGGCTTTATCCAGCTCTTGCCGGGCAATTTGTTTTTGCTGTTCGCGTAACCGCTTTTGTTCTTCCTCAACAGAAGTGCCGCCGCCGCCGCCGCTACCGCCAAGCCCTGCTAATCCTGCCAAACCACCAAAGCCAGACATTAAAACCCCCTTAAGTTAAGAATAAATCTACCGCTGCCTATATCACAAAAATTATATTTTTTGAACAAATTAAAAAAAAGCCTTTCGTTTTTTAATCCCATGCCGTTTTCCGCCGCTGCATAAATCCAGCCACACCCATTTTCCTTAAACCCTTCAACCATGGCTCCAACAAGCATCCGCGCCGCCTTTGTTCCGCGATGACTCTGTGCAATGTAAAACATATCAAACGCACCACAAGGTTCTTTCCACCAAGTCTGCCCAAAAAACCCAAAAGAAACACCAACTATTTTATCTTCGTCACAAACAACCACTGCTACATAGTTTTGCGCTTGAATTATATTAGCCAATGATTCCACAACTGTTTCATGGTCTATAGGAACGGCTATTCCTTGGGCGGCCTCTTTGCTATATGCGTGAATTAACAACGCTAAAGCTGGTAGATCATGCAGTGTTGGTTTACGCGCTATCAACGTAAACTTCCCAGCTTGGGGCGTGTTGGCATGATGATTTTATTCTGGGTGCTGTAAAGGACTTGTTTTTTGGCAATTAATCCTTGCTGCGGCTGTGCTTTATATTCCATTGCTTGTGCAAGATACCGCCATGCGTCGCTTGCGTCTGTAGCCCAGTTTTGCATAGGGTTAGGCTTAAACGTCAATCTATTCTCGTCATACTCATAGGCATAGTGCATCATTGCGTGCAGTCCATTTGAGCACGCCTTGGAATCAATCCATGCTTCTTTGAGTAGTGAGCGGCCTTTCTCGATTCCGGCCTTAATCGACAACATAGGTAGAATCTTGTTAGGATGACCAGCAAGGCGTAGTTGCTCGCTTATTGAACCTTTCATGCCCAGCCGCTCGTGAACCCCATCGTGGGGCAGGTAATGCATCCCGTAGAGGTATCCCTTACCATTAAGAACCTTTGCTAGCTCCTCGATGTCTGCATCGGCTCCAAATGCTTCGTAGTAGTCAAACACTCGCACTTGCTGCCCCACCATTTGGGCAAACCAGATGCAAGTGCCGTGCTGCTTGCCTAAGTCCCATGCAGTGATGACGGGAACACCTGCCTTGTACGGCACATCGGTAATACGTCCGGCCTCTCGTGCTCGTTCAATGTACACGCTGTAGATGGTGCCGCTGTACCTGGTATCGGGTTCACCTTCCCAAACGTGGGCATAAGCAATGGTATCGTCACGCTCTAGCCTTATGCGCTCGTTGTTCAGTGTCTCGCTAAAGTTAGGATTGTCGCGCCATGAGACTTTCTTGACAAAAGCACTGTCTGGCTTGTTAACAATAAACCGTTGATACGTTGGGTCGGTGACGTTTTTGGTGTTAAAGCTAATCCATATTTGAGAACCGTTTTTCCTGATGGTGGGCAACAGTGTTTCATAGGAATGCTCGCTTGTGTTCTCGGCTTCCTCAATCCAGCAGATGTCCACGCCCTCGGTAGATTTAATCTCGGTCGCATTGTACTTTAAGCCTTTAAACATGATTTCAGTGCCGTTTAAAGCTTCGATAGTGGCCTTCTTAATGCGCCAGAAGCTTTCAAGATTATATTGCTGTATTAAGTCGCTGAACAGCTTGTGTACTGATGTCTCAATGCTCTTTTGCAGCTCACGGGTGGCAAGGATGCGTAGCTTGCTTTGTGCCCCCAGTATCAAGAGAGCACGGGCAAAGCTATGACTCTTTGCGCCGCCGCGCCCCCCATAATAAACCTTATAACGGTACTGATTGTCAAAAAGCTCTTTAAACGCCCTGGGGATGTGGATATTGGTTTCCGTCACGGGTAAACTATTTTAATATTTCTGCGGCGAAATTTATCTTCTTGAGTTTTTATTTTGCTTTGGTAGTTCAAAAACTCTACTGGAGAAAACATTGCATAAAGTTCTAAAAATTCACCTTTGTGCCCAAAAGCGCTTTTTCTTCGAAAAATGGGGTTTATTGTACTACTCATGGGTAAGCTGCTTTGATGCTAGCGCGTAACTTCTGTTTAATAATATCACGTTTTTTTTTGCAATCTAACACATCTGCGGATGTTCTGTGTTCATCTCTAATCATTTTTTCAAGGCTATATAAAACCACTGCATAAAAACCTACAGATAAATCTATTGCGCCGTATTCGTCCCCTGTTACGTTAGAAAAATCTATAGGCTCTTCATCAAACGTGTGTTTGATCGGGCGTTTTTTCTTAAACGGAGTTGTCTTTTGTTCGTTCATGACGCTTGCGCGTATTTCTTGGATTTCTTCGCCTTAGCCAGCAATGCAGCGGCTTCCTCTGCTTCTTCTTCTTCCTCTTTGCGCTCGAGGACTTTCTTTACGGCGCGCTTTAAGGCATCCATTTTCCCAGTGATAGAACGATACGCGGAAAGGTTTTCCGGCAAGCAAGCGTTTGATACTGCCGTTTGAATCAGTTTTTGGAACTCTTCATCGGCTGGGACTTCTTTGCTTTTCTTGACTTCGACAATTTGACACGTGTTCCAGGCGCGGTATTTAGGGTTTTGCCCTTTCAGTCGGTCATTGAGAAAGGCGTGTTGAATGACAGAGCGGCATTCTTCAGGGGTACTAATTTCAGAAATAAGCAAAAAATCTTCCTGATACGGCTCCAAATACGTAGAGCTGCCCTCGCTTATGAACATTTCCCCGGCAACCGTCACAGAATTTGCCATAAATTCCCCCTAATGTTTTGCCTTTTAACTGTTTTTAACTTGGCTGTCAACTTAATCAAATGTAACTTTGATAGAGTGCTGAACGGGGCCGCCGTCAACTCCAGTTTGTTCAGTGCGTTGTAGCTTCGGAACGTGATATTCTAAGAACCCCTGAAGAATCTTAAGAGCCTCGGCCGGGTCTTTTGCCGCAACGTCTGCAAGCCATTTGTGAATCTGATCCACGTTGTCCTCAAGGAACAGCTTGACCATGTCTCGCACATAGGTTGTGCTTTTGTTGGGGACCCCCGGTGGTCTTCCGGGTCCGGGTTTTGGGTTCGGGTTTCCACTTCTTGCCATATCGTTGTTATAGCTTGTTTTTTAAACAACTGCAACACTTAGTAGTTTATCTGTTATACTCAATCACACCCCCTTGTTT